AAATTGGTAAACAAAATCAAAGGTTTACAGATTCTGTGCAGAATTGTTCAGAATTGTGCAAGCCGGGAAACTTTTGTGCAGAATGGCTCCTCCCTTTAGGGGGAGCCACATTCTGCACAGTTTGCACAATGCACAGTTTGCATAGTCCGTTAAGAGCGCGCGTCTTTGCGCACTCTCTTCCCCCCTTAACCCATGCCGAAAGAGCTCTATCAGGGGCCTCGAGCTGCTGCTCGTATATGTGGGGATACAAATGGGGATGGCTTGACCTCGCGCGATAAAGCATAGTATTATCAACGGCTTAGCGCGACGTATGGCGGACAGTAGTTCCGCTTATGGTTGAATGGCAGCGCCGGCACACCCCTATACCGGGGGCCATCGACAGGGTGGGGCGGGTGGCGCGACCTGGGACCCCCGCGCTCGGCGAATTCTAAGAAAATCTCAGATTTTCAGCCCGATATGGCTGTTGGGCAGAAGTGGGCAGAATTGGGCAGAATAATAAAATCAATGACTTAGCAGCTATGACTTGCGCTTTCCGCCCTTCTTTCCCGAGAAGCTCTTGCCTTTGTCCGCCTTGACGAAGTCTTTACCCACCGACTTCGGGATGCCGAGATTGCTCTTGCCGTGGGCTGCCGCTTCCATCGCCCGGTGCTGTTTGCCGCTCTTTGAAGGCATGCCGTGATCTCCTCAAGGGTGCATGGTGACCACCTCGGCGACGATGAACATCAGCGCGATGGCCACGGCGATGACGATCAGCAGCCAGGCTACATCCTCGCGGCTCATCACAGCAATGCCTCAAGGATCTCAACCCTGCCGGATGCGTCGACCAGGCAGCCGACCACCGCCTGGCGGCTTTCGATTCCGCGCTTTCGGTTGTAGCGGATGGTGACGGTGAGCCGGACGAGAAGCTTGTCGTCGAGCCGCTGGATCGGGCTGATTGCCTGGCTCGAGAGATCGACGATGCCGTAACGCGCCGCCATTTGGGCGAGCTTGTGCGTGCACGCCGCGGTCGCCAGGCCGACGGTGTCGCTCGGGACGGCGCCGCCCATCGCCTGCGCGAGAACGAGTGCCGTCAGCATCAGTCCCCGTCTTTCGGGATGCGGCGCTTTTCTACGTCGGGCGGAAATTCGCGGTAAGGGTCGAGCTTGGGTTTGGGCGAGGCGGGGGCGGCCGGCGGCGGGATCGCCGGCGTTTGCCCGCGGCCTTCGTCGATCAGCCGCCGCCACCAGGTCTTCAGTGCGGTCCAGCTCATGCGGCCTCTCTTATTCTATGGATGCGGCCGGCGCGGTCGAGCTTGGGCCGGGTTGGCAGGGGGCGCGGCCAGCCCTGCGGCCGCCAGGTCGGATCGAGCAGCAGGCGGATCAGCATCGCGGTCTGGTACGGCACCGGCTCGGCGCCGCGTTCCATCACCGAGATGCGCATGCCGTGGCGGTAGCCGAGCAGCGCCGCCATCTCGACCTGGGTCAGCCCGAAGCGGAGCCGTGCGGCTTTGAATTCCTGGGGAGTCATGACAGTTTGTCCTCATGTGACGCGAGTGTAACGTATAAGGATATGGCATCGATGCCCAAATTCGGCCAGCCTGCCGGCACCGGCCCGGTCAAATTGCCGATGGTCAATCCGCCCAAGGCGTCGGCCAAGGGTCAGTTCGGTCTGCCGCATAAGAAGAAGCGTAAGGTCCCGGCCAAGGGCGGCCAGGCGCCGCATCGGGCACCGCCCGCGACCAACATGCCGAAGACCGTCGACGACTACAGCTGATGCCGCGTCAGCCGACCGACGCCGAGCTCGACGCCATTGAAGAACTGCAGGACCCGCGCGGCTTTTGGGAGCCGCCCGATCCGCCTATAATGCGGCACTTCGATATCAATGACGGAGCGATCCGGGCCGAGCCAGAGCCCCCGCCCTTACGCTCAGCCCAGGTTTGTCCCGCTTGCGGCGGTCCCATCCCCTCCACCCCCGACAGCCGCGGGCGGGGCTTTTTTCGCGCCGTCCGCTAGGCGTCGAAACGATCTCATATCGGGAGTAAACAGCTTATGGGCGAACTTTCGAAAGAAATAGCCGCCTACGACAAGATCCGAAGCGGGCTCGAAACCGATCACCCCGGCGAATGGGTTCTTGTGCACGATGAACAACTCGTTGACCTGTTCGAGACGTTCGAAGCTGCCGCTGACGCCGCAGTCAAGCAATTTGGGCGCGGTCCCTACCTGATCCGGCAGGTTGGCGCACCAGCAATCACCCTATCCGCAGTCGTCATGTACAACGTGCACAATGCCATTGCGACCGGGTTGCGGCGATGACATATCTGCAACGCTCATAGGAAGTAGTGCTCCGCGAGCCCGGGAAGCCCGCGAACGTCGCCCGACAGCTTGTAGGCTTCCCGCGTTAGCGGCGCTTAGTTGACCGCCGAGCTCGGCGGCCCACTGCCGGCGTCGCGGTGTTTCAGCCATTCGCGCAGCAGCATTTCGACCATCGGCCCGGGCACGGTGGCGGCGACATGGGTCTCGCCGCTCGGTCGGCGGGCGATAAGGATCGCGTCGTGGTCCTTGCCGCAGATCTCGGCCAGGGTCTCGGCGACGCCTTGGACGAAGCGCAGCATCAGTTCGGGGCTGAGCCGGGGCTTCATGACGCTTCCGCCAGCTTCGCTCGGTACTCGAGTACACCGAGGTGCTCGCGGACGAAGGCTTCGGTGTCGCCGTAGACGAATTTGATGATCTCGCGGGTGACCTGGCGGTCCCAGCCGGAGCTGCGCGCACTCATTATTATATGGACGTTGTCGAGCGCCTGTTTTGCGGTCTCCGCCGGCCGCGTGTTAGGTTTTGGCCGCCTGATCCGCGTCGCCATGGTCTAGTCTCCGTCAATCCCGGGATTTGTAGCATTGGCTCTGCCGAACTCGAAGCCCTTGACCGAGCAACAGGAGCTGCTGGCGCAGAACCTGGCGATGGGCATGCCGACCAAGCGGGCGATTGCCGCTGCCGGCTACGCTAACCTGCAGGGGCGGCCGGCGATTCTCACCGATCCACGCTTCATGACCCGGCTGCATCAGCTGCGCGAACGGTCGATGAAGCGGCTCGACATTACCGTCGACAGCCTGATCGCCGAGCTTGAGACCGCTCGGGTCGGCGCCTTGCTCGACTGCCAGTACGGTAACGCGATTACCGCGACGATGAAGAAGGCGGCGCTGCTCGGTCTCGGCGTCGAGCGCAAAGAGGTCGAGCACCACTTCATCAACAAGCCGGCGCGTGAATTCACCGAGGTGGTCGAGCTCAAGCCGGAAGAGTGGCTGGCCGAGTTCGCGCCGAAGAAAGAGATCGAGCACAAGCAGTGACGATCAACGTTAAACTATCGTTCGTGCCGCAGCCCGGACCGCAGACCGCGTATATCAAATCGCCCTACGACATTACAATCTACGGTGGCGCGCGTGGCGGCGGCAAAACGTATGGCTCGCTGGGCGAATTTTTCATCCATGCCGAGGACTATGGCGAGCACGCCCGCGGGTTGATGATCCGCCGTAGCCGGGAGGATCTTAAAGATACCTGTGCTGTGGCGATGACGATGTTTGGCAATGCAGCCAAATATGTCGAGAAGGGTGCCTACTTTCGCTTTCACAACGGCGCTCGTCTGTACATGGCGTACCTCGAAAACGATCAGGACGCGCAGAATTACCAGGGCTGGTCGCTGACCCGAATCTACGTCGAAGAGCTCACCCAATTCCCGATTCCGGAGCCGCTGTTCAAGCTCCTGGCGACGCTCCGCAGCAGTATCGGAATCCGCTGTCGCTTCAATGCCACTTGCAACCCTGGCGGGCCGGGTCATCACTGGGTCAAAGCCTGGGCCATCGACCGCGGCGCCTATCTTCCGTATACCGATCCGGACAACGGTCTGACCCGAGTATTCATCCCGGCAAAGCTGACCGACAATCCGGCGCTGATGCAGGCCGATCCCTATTACGTCAACAAGCTGCGCGCGGTCGGTTCGGAGCAGCTGGTCAAAGCCTGGCTCGACGGTAACTGGGACATCGTCGAGGGGGCTTTTTTCACCGAATTTTCACCCACCCGGCACGTCATCGAACCGTTTCCAATCCCGCCCGAATGGGTCCGCTTTCGGGCCATGGATTGGGGCTCGGCCAAGCCGTTCAGCGTCGGCTGGTATGCGGTGGTGCAGGACCCGATCCTGCGCGGCGCCATCTGGCTGCCGCGCGGCGCTTTGATCCGCTACCGCGAGTACTATGGCGCCGAAAGGTCGAAGCCCAATGTCGGCCTGAAGCTGCCGGCCGAGACGGTGGCGCAGAACATCGTCTCGATTGAGACAATCAACGGCAAGCGCGAGGTGATTCACTACGGCGTCCTCGATCCGAGCTCGTTCGCGGTGATCTCCGGCCCGTCGATTGCCGAGACTTTGGTCAGGAACGGTGTCGTATTCCGCCGGGCGGACAATGCCCGCCGCTCGACGGATAAGCGAATGGGCGGATTCGACCAGATCCGCATGCGGCTCAAGGGAAATGATGTCGGCGAGCCGATGCTGTTCTTCTTTTCGTCGAACTATCATCTGCTGCGCACCCTGCCGATGGCCCAGCACGATCTGCACAATCCCGAGGATATGGACACCGAGGGCGAGGACCACGCCGTCGACGAATTACGCTATGCATGCCTTTCTCGACCGTTCCGCGCGCCTGTGGTAAGCCTCGAAGACAAGAATCCCCTGCGCGTCGCCAATGCCTTCCGACTGAATGAGCTCGATTGAGGGCACTCATTATATATGGCGCAAGATCCCGAACTGAATCGGCCACTTGTAGCTCCGACCATCACCGCGGAGATCGGCCAGCCCGACAAATCAGCTGTCAGCGACCAGAACGCCGATCCGGATGCTCCGGATATCCCCGATAAGAAGTACATCGAGATGGTGCTCGCCGACGCCGAGCGCGCCGAACAGAATTGGCGCCGCCGCGGCCAGGAAATCACCTCGATTTACCGCAACGACAAAGGTGGCTCCTCGCCCGCCGGTAGTAAGAAGGTCCTGCCGGGGATCGCTTACAATATCCTCTACGCCAACACCGAGACGATGTTGCCGGCGATCTACTCGAAGCCTCCCAAACCTGTGGTGAGATCGCGCTTCGTCAAGACCTCGATGGCCGTGATGGGCCCACCGCAGATGCCGCCGCCACCGATGGCGCCGGGACCTGCTGGGCCTCCTGCCGGGGAGATCGCGGCCGGCTTAGGGGGCCCGCCCGCCCCGGGACCAGATTTAGCCCAACTCTCTGGATCGGCTTCAGCGGGCCTACCCCCTGGAGGGCCGTCAGGCAACGAAGTCCCGCCTGGCGGTCCTCCACCCCTAGGGGGTCCGCCACCCCCGCAGATCGTTCAGGGTCCGGCGGTGCCGGGAGAGCCGGTATTTATGCCGGGACCAACGCCGCCCGGGCTGCCCGATCAGAAGGACATCGAGACCGCTGCATCGGTCATCCAGAAGGCGCTCGAAATCGTTCTCGACGACGAGCAGTCGACTGAGGCGACGAAGACGGCGATCAAGGACGTGCTGCTGCCAGGTCGCGGCGCCTGCCGTGTGCGTTGGAATCCGCAGATTGAGACACAACCGGTCAACGATCCGGTGATGGGTGGCCAGCTCAATCTGCCCGGCATGCCCGATACGCCGCAAAGCCGTGACGAGAAAGTCTGGGAAACGGTCAACGACGAATATGTCTTCTGGCAGGATCTGCTCGTCGATCCGGTCAAGCAGGCCAACGACATGCAGTGGGTGGCGTTCCGCCATCTGTTCACCCGCGAGCAACTCGACCTCGAGTTTAGCGACGCGCCGGACTACGCCAAGCTGGCGGCGCAGAAGCGGGTCGGCGATCTGCTCAAATACACCGAGGAATCCGCGGCCAAGGATGTGCCGGCGCGCTCCGGCGCGACCAAGACCGCCACGCAGCAAGGCAATGTCATCCGCAAGGCGATGGTCTGGGAGTTTTGGCACAAGCCGTCGCGCCAGGTGATCTGGTACTGCCGCGACGCCGCCGGCATGATCCTGCGCCAAGATCCGGACGCGCTCAGTCTCGACGGCTTCTTCCCGATTCCGGCACCGCTGCTTGCCGTCACCACCTCTGACAGCCGTATCCCGCGTGCCTTCTACGATCTCTACGCTGGGCTGGCCGAGGACATCGACAACGCCTCAATCCGTATCTCCAATCTGGTCAAGCAGATCAAGGTGCGGGGTGCGTTCAACGCGGCCAACAAGGATATTGCCGCGATCCTCAGCGCCGACGACAACAAGATGATCGGCGTCGAGGGCGTCGATCTGATTTCCGGCGGTCTGCAGAATCACATCTGGCTGGTGCCTATCGACCAGTTCGCCCAGGCGCTCGAGCGGCTCTACCAGGCGCGCGAGCAGCTCAAGCAGGCGGTGTACGAGATCATGGGCATCTCGGACATTATGAGGGGCGCCACCAAAGCTACCGAAACCGCCACGGCGCAGCGCATCAAAGGCACCATGGGCACGGTGCGGCTCTCCGATCTGAAGAACGGCGCCGCCAACTTCGCCCGCGACCTGATGCGGCTCAAGGCGGAGATCATCTGCACCAATTTCGACGCTTCGACGCTGACCAAGATGACCGGCGAGGACGTAACCCCGCCGGTGATGGAAATCATCCGCAACAAGTTCACCCGCTTCTGCGCCATCGACATCGAGACCGATTCGACCATCGAGGTCGACGAGCAGGCCGAGATGCAGGGTATGCAGCAGGTCATGGCCTCGATCCAGGCGGTGATGCAGGGCGCCATGGCAATGCTGCAGGTGCCGATCCTGCCGCCCGAGCAAGTCATGCAGTTGAGTCTGGCGTTGCTTAAGATGGTGCTCCATCCGATCCGCAATTCGCGCGGCGTGATCGAGCTGATCAACGATTTTGAGGAGCAGTTGCGCGCCCAGATGATGCTCAAACAGCAGATGCAGGCCGCCGGCATCATGCCTCCGGATCAACCCGGAGCGATGGCGCCGCCTGGCGGCATGGCGCCAGCTCCCGGGCCGAAGGGGCCGTCCAGACCTTCAGGGTCCGGTGGAGCCCCGCCTGGCGGGCCTCCGAGAGGGCCGCCGGGCGGAGGACCGCCGGGGAACGGCGCCGCGCCGTCGGGATTGGTGTAAGGGTGAGGGATAACCTCTAGATGGAAGGAAACGACGATGCCTAACCCAGGACAACAGGGTGGCGGCCAGCAGGGCGGCCAGCAGGGCGGCGACGACAAGCGTGGCGGCGGCAGCGGTAGCCAGGACAAGCCGGGCAACAAGCCGGGCCAGGGCTCCGAATCCGACAAGAGCGGCCAGGGCGGTCGTGAAGGCGGCCAGAGCGGCCAGCGTTGATTTTGACGGGGGCGGCGAGGCCGCCCCCACTCATTATTATATAGGGAGGGCCAGATGGCCGATTTGACAGTCACCAGAGCGGTGCTCGAAAACGGGACGCTGACGATCACCGGCACCGGCTTCACCCGCACCACGACCTTCGTCGAGATCGACGGCAACCAGCTGCCGTTCGAGCTCAGCGAAGCCGGCGAGATCAAGGTCTCGAACGTGCCGGAAGGCGCCAGTGAGGTCGATATCACTAAAGGCGACGTGACCGAGACCGCCGACGTTGAGCAGTCCGGTCCTACCGGCGGCGAGGCTGGGACATCATCCTCCGAAAGCGGCGAGGCTGGCTCTGGCGGGCCTTACGACCCCGGCGGCGACGTGCATGAAGAGGGTTACAAGACCGCGACGCCCAACCAGACACCGGGGGATCTGGTCGAAGACGATTTGAAGACCCAGACCGATGTGTCGACCGACGAGCTGGCGACCGCCGGCAATGCCGGCGCCGAAGCGAAGAGCGGCAACGATCCCAACGCGCCTAACCGCACGCCGCTGCAGCAGGGTCAACATCTGCCCGGCAAGGACTTCCGCACCCAGGTCGAGAATACCGCGGCCGGCGATCTGAACATGGACCCGCGCGAACCCTATCCGACCGGCAATCCGCCCGACCCGCGCGAATCGTTCCACCGCATGCACGGCTACTACAAAGAGGAGGAAGGCGATG